AAGCACAAGTTGCTACTTTGCAAAAGACTACAACTGACCTTGCTAATGAAGTGCATAAACTATCTGCTCAAATGAACAGATGGAAGGGCGGTGGCATGGTTCTGCTAGTTATCGGTACGTCACTAGGTTTTATTGTAGATACTTTATTTAAAATAGTTGGTAAATGAAACTAGTTTTTATAGGTGTTTTTATTTTATGCGGCTGTTCTAGCGTTGTTTACACGCAAGCTTGCCCAAAAGATGATGTGAAATGCCAGACAAATCAGGATGCAGAACTATTGCACACGTTAGAACAAAAAGAAGCCGCTGTTATGTTGCTATGTCGGTTGCCGCAATATCAATCTGTTTTGGTTTGCCCAGTACAGGATTAGGACAAGATGTTACGGGTGATCTTAATACTAATATCAGTGATGCTATTGTGGACAGTAACAATAACAGTGTCTCAGAAAGTAACACATATAATGGAGCAGGATCAAGTCCCGGTTCACAGCCTCCCCCCTCTGCCATATCTCCGACAATCATTGGCGGCGGTGGGCAAGATAGTTGTTTAATACCAAAGACAGGCGGCATCCAAGTCAGTTTATTTGGCTTTAGCTTTGGCGGTATGGCACAGGATGAGGAGTGTAACAGGCGTAAGGACGCAAGATTATTAGGTACACCACAACAAATAGGCGGTATGGGACTGCAAGTATCTGGTATATCTGTAATGTGCGGTAACGCTGAAATATTTAGAGCAATGGCGTTAGCCAACACGCCATGTCCTGTAATGGATATAAATAAAGGTAAGCTATTAGTTGGCAGAGAAGCATTTGAGAAGATGCGCGAGAACCCAAGAGAGTTTGTCATAGGTTATAAAAAAGACAAAACCTTTTGGAATGAGTTGTTAAGAATAGGAAAGGAACTTACAGATGTTGAGACTGTTACTGATTACAGGAGCGTTTCTGATCGCTATAGAAGCACGCGCAGACGTAACAATAGATAATCTACACGCTACTGCCGCAGCAATTAAAGCCAAACTTGATGTAACTGCACAGTCATTCACTAGGTATGGTGCAAATACTGTTGATTTAGCAGGGCATCAAGGCAGAATTGTTGAAACGGGAATTAGTGACTATGCCTTGATTAACAACACAATGGTCACAAACTACAACAATGCTGTACAAACAGTTATTTCTGCAAACTATCAAAACGCACAAGAGATATTTATTGAAAAACATGAAAAGGCTATTGACGATATGCACACTAGTATTGATGAGTTAGTAGGTGCTACTAGCAAGCTCTCAACAGTGGCTGTAGTAGCAGAACTGGCTATTAACGCTGATACTACACAAGAGCAGCTTCAAGTGCAGCAAGCCTTAGTGCAGACTGATATGACTATAACAGAAACAGACGTAAATGCTTACAATACTGCTGTAGTTAATGTAGAAACATATTCACAGCAAGCGGGTGCATTTTTAGCTGCTGCACAAGATACAAGTATAACATCTGCTGTTGATAACTACTCTGCACAAAACAATATAGCTGTAGCAAGTTATTCAGCAATTCAGTACACCCAAGATATTGATACATTTGTTATTAGTTATGACAACAATCTGTATATGTCTTTTCAAGGGTTTTTTACTGACAAAATGATCACTGCTGACGAACTCTATGCAAATACAAGTTATACGCAATGAGCGAGCTTGATATAAAGGCAGGAGGCGTATCTTTTAAAGCAATGTATATAACAATAGCATTGCCTGTCTTATCTGCTATTTCTGGTGCTATTTATTTTGGTTATGACGCTGTAAAGAGATTTGAAATTGTCGAGGCAGATAACGGACAATATGCTGTCGGCATAGGAGAGTTAGGTAGCCAAGATACTCTAATATTAAGTCGGTTACAGTCACTAGAACAAGCTATGCAAGACAACGATGTTAGAGGTCTTGCTCCCCGGCTTACAGAAATAAGCACCAATATGAATACTATTCTTGAGCAGCAAAGTGCGTTGCTTGACCTTAGGTCACAAGTAGAAAAAGCACAAACAATTACAGACGGTCTTGATACGCAACTTGACAAATACACTACAGAGATAGATGATTTGTGGGAAGCGTTTGATGAGGCAGTTAAAAACCCACTGAAATGAGGACATTATGTTATCACAGTTAATATCACCAGTAACTGGTCTTTTAGATAAGTTTATACAGGACAAAGATCAAAAGGCAGCGTTGGCACATGAGATAGCCACAATGTCAGAGAAACATGCTCAAAGCTTGGCACTTGCACAAATTGAATTAAATACTGCGGATGCCAAAGGTAACTGGTTTCAGTCTTCTTGGCGGCCTTTGTGCGGATATGTTTGTGTGCTTGGTTTAGCGGTAAATTTTTTAATATCACCTTTAGCTGCTGCTTTTGGTGTTGTAGTACCACAGGCTGATATGGCGGTAATGATGCCTGTTTTATCTGGGATGCTTGGGCTTGCAGGACTCCGCAGTTTTGAGCGCGTAAAATTGGACAAAAAATGAATAAACTTTTAGAACAACTAAAGATACATGAAGGTTTCCGTAGTACTGTTTACACATGCAGTGCGGGTAAAAAAACTGTAGGTTACGGTCGTAACTTAGACGATGTAGGCTTAACAGTAGAAGAAAGTGAAATGCTGTTACGCAATGATGTGCTTACAGCTACAACACAAGTTCTTAATGCTTTCCCTTGGATGTCGTCTTGGAACGATGCTCGGTCTAGCGCCATAATAAACTTAACCTTTAATATCGGGATAAATGGCGTGAAGAAATTTAAGAATGCTTTAGCTTCTATGAAAGAAAACGACTTTGAAAACGGTGCTTTGCATTTACTTGATAGTAAATGGGCTACGCAAACTGGCAATAGAGCTATTGAAATAGCAGAGCAAATACGAACAGGTAAGTGGGCTTAGTCTGGATTTATACCTTGCCTAGCAGTTTTAGAAATAACTTCTAAGCCCGGCACTCTATCCGCCATATCCATTATCTTCTTTAATGCCTTTACAGCCGGGGAATCCGCAGGCTTTTCATCTCCAGTAAAATTTTTTCTTAGACTGTTTGCAAAACTTAATAACTCTTCTCGCTTATCTTCTGGAACCCACACTTTTACCTGTGCGTGACCTTTGCGGGTCTTCTGCCGTTCGGCGTATCTCTGTTGGTGTATAAATTTATTCATAATATTTTTGTCCTCTGAAATTTCTTTATTTTTTAAAATAGTATCACTAGGCATCGGCTAGATCAAGAGCATTACTTACTGCGTCTTTTATTTTTTCTGAATCTAACATACTAACTTGTTCTCGTATAAACGCTTTGTCTATTTTACTAATATCTTCTATAAGAAACCTAGCTACATACCCTGGCTTTGCCAACGACAACATTTTTATTTTTGGTCTAACATTCTTACCGTCTATTTTTATAGTTCCGCAGGAAGAACCTTCAGTTTTGTAACGCATAACCGCTTTAATCTGCATATCTAAATTTGATATATTATGTAGGTTTAGCCGCACTGCAAAATGATTTACGGCATGTCTAACGTCCGATATAAGTATGAAATCCCCAGGTGTTGCATCTATTATAGCTTCTACTGCTACCGTTAGAGGGTTCTTAGATGCTGCTATCATTGCTTTCTTAGCTTCAGTGCTAGGTGCAGGAGCTAGGAGCGCCTCTAAGTCTATATCTCTTTCTCGTAACCATCGCCAGATAGACTTAGCCCACTTAGGTCTGCCTATAGCATCTTTAACTTCTAGCCATTTATTTAAGTCCGTAAAATAAGCAGGCGAGGCAGGGGTGATAGCGTTCTGCATGACATAGAACCGCCTATCACCGCCTGCCACCGCTAGGGCGTTATCGTGATTTGAAAACATAAGGTAGCTTGAATATACCATGCTAAATCTATGCTGTCCGTACTTTGGGTTAATACGTTCACGTTTCGGCCTTGGGTCTATATAATCTTTTAAACTCTCATACACTTTAAAATAGCTTTTAGTGTCCGAAGTATCTTTAGTTTCGTTTGTGACAACAAGTGGCTTCTCCATCCAATCGTTAAACACGCCATCTCCAGTAAGTCTATTGAAAGGTACGTTCTCTACATTCTCTATGCCAATTATAGTTTCTATCATATCAGCTAGTGTAGTACGCCCGGTTCCCTGTTGCTTGGCTATCATAAGTATAGCCGCACCTCTAAAACTAAGGTCTTGCATCTTGGCTGATAGCCAATCAAGAAAATATTCTCTCTCTGCGTCTATAGGTACTAAATACGTTATGAACGCCATAAACATTTTTACGTCAGCTTCATCATACGCACCTTCACCCCACTCAGGTTGGTGAAACATATTTATTCTTAAATCCTGTCCGTCAGTAACAATTTTAGCAGTATCTCTAGGATTAAATGTTTGACCTTGTACTACAACTCGTCCGGGTGATGTTAGCCACAACTGCGTTTCAGCTACAGACTTAGCTTTACCATCTCTAGTAAACACCCTAACTTTTCGGGGGAAAGTATTTTTGAAGGCGTTCATTGTAATGCTGCGAGGTTGGGTCACGCCTTGTATCTGCCAGACAATATCGCCTGAACTGTCGTATGCCCACCCCGCTACCAACTTTGCCGCAGGGTCAAATACTCCTGATTCTGGGCCGCCGTTGGTCGCCACGTGATGTAAGAAATCACTAGTGTTCATACTATCACAGTGACCATGAAAACATTTAAACGCTCGCCTATCTCCGTTTTCTTTACTCCTACCTAAAGGCATGTACCCTGCGGTGTCTCCGGGAGTAGTATGATTAACACTCCAAGGACATTCTATCTCAACCCACTCATCACTCTCTGAACGTACTTTTTTCTCTTCGTACAGCCATTCAAGTATTGGGTCTACAATACCGCCCATAGCCGGAGCTTCAGCTACTATTGGCGACCAAGGCGATGTTCCTACACTTCTAGCCGCTCTACGTCTTGTCAGACCTTCAGCATCTTCTACTACCTCAGACCAAGCAACTTCAATCTCCATACACTCCAGTAATTTTTCTGGTGTCCAAGTAGGGCCATCAGTAGCTATAAGTTTAACAGGGAAATATTGTTTAGGCCCGGGCTTGTTATTAACCCCGCCTGGTAGCCTAACTAATTTTGTAGGCATCATTCCGCCAGTATCACTATAGCCGCTTTCATATACTAGCTGCACTAATGCCTGTGCATGTTCTAATATGTCAATAGGCTTCTCTAACACGTAGCCGTATTGATAGTTTCCCTGACTACTTTCAATTATATATGTAGGCTGCAAGTTCTTGGGTATTTTTTCTACAGGAACTTTAGTGCCTATGTCATCAAGCACGACAACATGCAATCTTGTAAATAAATTTTTTCTGTTGTATAATCTCTGACTTTCTGGATCAGCCCTACACGTTGATGTCCCAAAATATAGTGCCATAGGCTTAGTTGCCCTAGCTAATCGTTTTAGCAGATCGTCCTCACCGCAAGGAAAACCTGGTATGTTTCTATCGGTAGCCCAACATAAAGTATTCTCATGTTCGTCAGAAGGATCAGCGCCTGCAAAAACCATATCCATGAAATCTTTAAGCTCGGCAAGATCGTATGTAACTCTAGTATCTGGATTGTCTTCTGCCATAGCAAATATATTACTGGTGCTTTTGCTAGGCTCGTCTGCTTTAATAATTTTAGCTTTAGTATCTATTTTAGTTTTTGTCATGCTAGTTTTACTTTCCATATCGCGTCATAATGACGGGTTCTGCTTTCAATGGAATACCTTTCGCCCAAACTGGGTTTGTTTCCATTACTTGTTGTAGCTCCTGTTTATATTTGTCTGCGCTCTCTACAGGAACTTCTTGTATTATCTCATCGTGAACATGCCCGACAACTCTATCTACTTGCCGTAGCGAATGCCTTAAAATATTAGCGCAAAGGGCTTGCGTCACGTTCTCAGCAAGTAGTCCAGGCCATAAAGATATGCGAGGCCACTCTTCTACACCTTGAGCAGGTATCCAATTAGCTTTCATGGCGGTGATGTTTAAGCGCGGCCCCCACTTAGTGTCCACGCTCTCTAGCTTGGCTTTAGGATATTGTATCACTAGATCACCGGGAAGTATGCAAAGTAACGTCCCGCCAAGCAAGTCTTTTATAAATAAATACGTCACTCGCCCGGCTTTATGTTCAGTGCCTGGACTTCGTATAGCTAACGTAGCCGCTCGGTCTAGTTGCGCCCAGAATATAGTTGCCCATACATTCTTCTCTCTCCAAGCATTTACAACGCCGCCTACTTCATTGTCTGTCATTTCTACGCCGTACACTTTAGCCATAGCACTAAACGCTCCTAGCCCGCCGCCGTAGCCTAGAGATAGCTCCGCCACCTTACCAACTTGTCGCTCACCTAACCCAAGTTCGTCTGCCGTGTGCATGTATATATCAACATCATCCGCAAACATCTCTAGTCGGTCTTTAGCGTGTTCGCTTTTAGAAAGCCAAGGTAAAGCTCTGGCCTCAATGCTCGACCAATCACCCACAACAAACACATTACCGTCATCAGGTATTAGTGCCGGGCGGAGTAACTTAGATAGAGTATCCATAACAGGTAGGTCGCCGTCGTCGTCTTCTAAGATGTAGCCCTCACGCATCTGTTCTTTAAGGTCTTCAGCTTGGCTTGCGCTAAAACAATTCCTTGCCATATTGTGTAATTGCAGACCTTTTGAGGCAAAACGCAGCGTCTGAGATGCTCCAGAGTAAACAAATGCGCCCCGTACTCGGCTGTCCTCGCCTGTACAACGCCCTACCATCCTAGAAAACTTAGCCACGCTAGACTTACTGCCCTTCTGTACTAAGGCAATAACTTCTTTAACTTGATCTGGTAACTCTATATGTCCTCGGTCTGCTTTTTCTAATAGCTCTGCCCGAACATTTTTATCCAAAGAATATTTCTTATCGCCGTCTTTATATATTTCCATTAAAGATTTAACTTTAACACCTACTTTAGTTAGCACCCAATCTGCTATGCGCTTATGCTGAGTATGCTTCGTTACCGCTCTATCAGTTAGCTCAGATAACTTGCTGCCAATCTCACCTTGTTCCATAATCGCATATTTCATTGCGCCTTTTGCAAGCTCTAAGTCTATCTTAATACCGCGCTCGTTAATTCTTTCCGACACTAGCCAATCAGCATGTTCATCTTTTGTCATAGGTCTAAGCATAGCTACCGCTGATTTAGTTGCCCTGACATCATCTAAACAATACGCGCCCATCTCAGCCATAAGTTTTGGGTCTTCATTAAACTCACCAGTAAGTTTATCAGGTATTGATAATAGTCGTATTAGCTGTGCGCCTCGGTGGTTCTTTTTATATTTGCTGTCTAGTGCCTGGGTCAGCTTATCTAAACTCGCAGGCATAGCATTTACTCTTGCTTGTGCTGAAGTGCAGAACCATCTGTCAAACTCTATTACCGGGAAGTTATGATCGTCTTCACCTATCTGCCAGATACCCCTATCAAAAGCGGCGTTATGTGCCATGACTAGAGGAGCTTGCTCGATAGCCTCAACAAGATCGCTCGGAAGCGCACCATGTTCAGGATACCAAAGCCACTCGCCTTTTTGATTAGCTTCTTGATATGTAACCGCCAAGCAAATTATTTCTGTACTTGGGTGCATAACATAGTTGTCGCCGCCTTCTGTTTTTAAATCGCAGCGAGAGCGAGTTTCAAAGTCTATTATAATGTTCACTATTTTTCCTTCCAAAGAAAAAGAGGGCGGTCAGTGCGAAACCTAGCCGCCCTCATAAAAGACTAAGCTACTTTTCTACGTCTTCTTTTCGGTGGCTGTTCCTGGACTTCAGGTTCAGCTTCAGGCTCATCCTCTGTAACAGTGGATGCGTCTAATCCTTCCCATTTGACTATATCAAGTACAGGCGTAATGATTGTTCCATACTTCTTATGCTTATAGGAAGAGTTTTTAAGATTAATAATTGGTACAATATCACTGTCCCCATTCTCAACCTTCAGCAAGAGCGCAGTCAATACACGTTGTATTTCATCTCTTGCACCTTTAGCGGTACTCTTAAACACCACTTGCTGACCTGTGTCCTCACCAGATACGCAAGCTAATTGTATAGAGTATTGATCCGCCCAGTTTGCCCCAACGTCTGCTAGTTCGCTTCGCACTATTGGTGCATCATAGGCCGGAGCCATTGCTTCACCTAGGACGTTACTAGAATCGCCCCAAGCAATATACCCCATCTCAAAAGATTTAGGATTTATCGCCCACTGTGAGCCGTCTTGTACTTCGACTGAATCAGCCCCATACTCCCATGAAGCTAATTTAGTCAGCCGTAGAAAGTCTGCGCCTGTCCCGGCTGAAGCCGTTGACATTCTTGCTTTAGCGGCTTGTAGCCCCTTTAGCATATCGTCCATTTTTGTAGGTAGATTTGACATATTTATTTCCTTTTCTGTTATCAATTAAGTTTCATTAAAAACGATCTCTAAGAGCTTTAAGCCCTCTCACCGCCACGTACTCTGGTCTTTTATCGCTATGTCGAGCGATGGTAGTTCCAGAGCTAGTAGCACTACAATAGTCTTCGAATTTTTCAAAGTCAATTCCTTTTGTAGCGCATACTTTCTTGAGTTGCGTGGGCGATTTTATTTTACTGTCCACGCAATCTTCTATCTTTAATTTTTTTGCTTTGCGTACAAGTCCTAAGACTGTATCGGGGTCGTGCCACTTATTAATGGCGCGCTTTTGTACAAGTTTCCATCCGTCAAATTTAACGCCAAGCTCCATCTGCCCGTGAGCAAAAGCTCGCACATCTTTTATCCAAGCATCTAATTCTTCTGCTACAGCTAGCGCCTCGGATACTGTTTTTTGTTGCGTTGGTGCTAGTCGTTGCGCTTGTAGTATAAGTCCGGTCTTTGCAGGACAGGTTGGCGCAGCAGGACACCACTTACAGTGATCGCCTGGCATTGGTTTCTGACCGCCCTCTTCTGCCCGCCTGACAGCTTCCATAAATTCAGCCTCATAACAATCGAGATAAGCCATTTCGGTTTCCCAAGTTCTCAGGGTATCCTCGCCTCTATTGCTTGGCTGTATGATTGCAATAACAAGTCGGTCGCGCCCCTCAAACAAATCTGGTATTTCTTTTCGCGCAAGCATGGCATAAAATAAACCTTGTGCGCTGTGATTTGGTGATACAGAAATACCGTCACCAAACTTCCAATCCCCAACACACACTACATCTTTGCCTACTGCAATAAAATCTGCTGTACCGCCGATAGTATCGCTGCGCTGCATTGTGGCTTCTGCTTCATACTCTGACAGGCTGTACTCTTCACATAGTTCTGTAAAAGCATTGTTTGCAGGAATAAGTTTTTCAGTTACTAAATCGTTTGTAACTACAAATTTACCGCGTCTAAACCCTACGCACGTTGCCAAAGTTTTATCGCCAAGTAGAATATTCTCCATGCAATCATGAAGCATAGACCCTATCTCGGCAAAACTGCTTGTAGCTTGTTTTGGCATCTCGGCAGATAACTCTAGCCAAGCAGGGCAGGCTATAGTTCTGGCGGCTGTTGAACCGCCGTACTTATAGTGCTGCATTATACGTCCAATTCTTGTTGAGCCGCTGTCTGATAGCCGTACGCCGTGTAGACGCGGTCATCCATACTAGCGATTGTTCCGACATGCACCACATTGCGGCCTTTGTCGATTTGTAAAGCTTTTCCGCCTACTTCAATAACTGCAATTACAATGTCTTCGGTCTTTTTCTTGTTTGATCTGTCATAGGTAATAACAAGCTCATTGCCTTTGGCAGTATTAACAAAACCGCAAATGTTAGTCCCGGACGGCACTTTGAGTTCGTTAATGCCGAGCTTCACAATTATTTTTTCGGATATTAATTTAATCATTTTTTTGTCCTTTTTTGTTTAGTGGATAAGCATGAACATGAGCCGCCAAGATAGCGTCTAACATTTTAGTCATAGAGGTTTCATATCGTAGGGCATATTCCGTCATAATTTTATGCGCGGGTTCTGAGATCGCCATCATTTTGCGCTCAGTATTTATTTTTTTAGGCGGTACAAAATTCATTTTAGTTTCCTTTATTAAGTTTTAATTAAATCTTTAAATATATGAGCGATGACATCGACAGTAAACCCGTTGCCAAGCATCTTGTAGCGTTGGGTGTTGCTCACATGGTTGGTATAGTCGTCTGGTACAGTCTGCAATCTCTCGCATTCAATGGGTGTTAGTTTTCGCACTAAATAATCATTGTTAATAAATTCTACAACTAATTGCCGTCTGCTTTTAGTTAGATATTGCGTCCAATTTGCGCCTTTATAGTAGTTAGCGTCTACGCAATAGCTTTTATCTCGGTCTACAAAAACCACTTGCCCCTGTCTTTTATAAAAGTATTCTCTAGGCGTGGTTCTTCCAATAGAAGCTATGATAGCGTTTGATTTTTTTCGGTCTACTTTAACGCCAGACCCTTGAACTATATCTTTAAGCGCTATGCTCTTATCCTCTGGTAGCTTAAAATACCAATTAGTCCAATAATAGCGTTGGCGATTTTGTGCGCTTACTAACGCTGAATTAATAAAGACAGGCTCAACATCCAAGTAATCAGAAATCACCTCTAAATGGTCTTTTAGCATTTTTACGTTTTCAAGCAAAAATTTTATGTTAGGGTTAAACGCCTCTATATGGTTTAATATTTCTACATAAATAAAGAACAATTTACTTCGTGGATCGTCAAAGGCTAGTTGTTTCCCTGCAAACGAAAATCCCTGACATGGTGAGCCGCCTATAAGAAGGTCAATACTTCCCCAATCAATATCCCACTCACGCCACTTAGTTACATCGCCTAGTTGCACAGTGTCAGGATAGTTGGCTTGGCTCACTTTAATAGCGTACTTATCAAGCTCGCTAGCGTAATAGTTATCTACTTCTATTTTTGCTTTATCTAATGCAATGCGACCACAACTCATGCCGTCAAATAATGATAATACATTCATTGTAAATTCCTAGTTAATTGCCGCCCAATCTTCGGCGGTTTCTGTAATATCTTGCGCGACAGAAATCATGTTTGCAGACGCAAAACGACGAATATATAAGTCGTTAAAAACAGACAAATCTATTTCTTCATTGTCGGAATTGCAGACTGATATTTCGGTTATCTCAAAACTATCTCTGGGTGTTTTCCGCTCATACCATACATCTACAGTGAGTAGGTGGTCTTCATATAAGAAGTACTCAAAACTTCTGTCTATTTGCTCTAACATTAAAATACCTTTTGTTTTATGTTGTTTTTTTGATTACGATAGCGTAGTGTGTTATTTGTACTATTAATTATACAAGGCTGTCAACATGAAAACCGAAAAAGATTTACATAACTATTTAAAAAAGCAATGCGAACATCACGGAATTATATTTTATAAGTTCTCATCTCCGGCCAGGCGAGGTGTGCCAGATGTCATTTTGGTGCATCGTTTAAAGTATAGTGAGAGTATGCCTGACCGCGTTTGTTTTGTAGAATTAAAATCCCCGTCAGGTAAAGGCCGACTTTCTGATTTACAACTTTTAGAAATAGAGCGCTTGCGGTGGGCAGGGGCTAAAGTTCATGTTCTTGACTTACCTAGTCAAGTTGATAGTTTGATGAAATTATTAACGGAAGAACAATAATGCTTGGCTTAAAAAATTTAACCCCAGATCAAAATGAATGTGTGACGCATTTATTTGAGCATGATAGCACTTTATTAGTCGCTGACATGGGTGCAGGGAAGACAGTTTGTGCTATGACTGCGGCTGCGGAATTATTAGCGTCTAAGTTTGTAAATAGAATTTTAGTCATCACGACTATAAAAGTTGCTCAAAATGTTTGGGCAACAGAGCATCAAAAATGGTCGCATTTAACTCACCTAAAAGTTGCTATGGCATTAGGGTCTGAGCAGGACAGGGAAGTTGGGCTTGCGTCTAATGCTGATTTAATATGTATTAACTTTGAAAATTTAAGATGGTTATGTGAAACGCTAGGCAATGACTTAGGTAAAAAATTTGACGGCCTTATTATTGATGAGGTATCGAAATTAAAATCTAATAGTGGTTCTAATTTTAAGGCCATAAAAAAGTATATCCGAAAATTTAAATGGCGATTGACTATGACAGGGACACCTGTTTCTGAAGATTGGACAGGTTTATTTGGTCAAATCTATATGACCGATGGCGGTGAGGCATTAGGTAAAAATAAACAGAGGTATCTTGAAAATTATTTCTATCCAACAGATTTCCAACAAAGAAATTGGTCATTATTGCCAGATCAAGACGCGAGAATATTAACAAAAATTAAGCCTTTATTATATCACTTGCCTGATTATAGGCATGAATTGCCAGAATTAATTGAGCAAGATATAATTATTGACATGCCTGACCATAATAAAAAATTATATTCTCAATTTAAAAAAACTATGGTCGCTGATTTTAATAACTCAGAAATTGCTGCGCAGAATAGCGCGGCTTTAACTGGTAAATTACAGCAAATTTGTCAGGGTTTTATGTATGGTGAAAACACTATTTTTGAGATGGAAAATCCTAAATTAGACATGTTAAAAAATTTAGTTGCGGAAAATTCTAAGCCAAAAATTATCGTATATTGGTTTAAGCATGATCTTAAAAATTTGCAAAAGGTGTTCCCTGATGGCGTGGTGCTTAAAAATCCTGGTGATGTTGATGCATGGAATAAAGGTAAAATTAATTTATTATTTCTTCAACCTCGATCTGCCGCGCATGGTCTTAATTTAGCTAGTGGCGGCCACCAGATTATATTCTACAGTATGGTGTGGTCGAATGATCTATACCTACAAACGATTGCCAGATTATGGC